GCCCCCGGTAGGGACGGCTGGCCCAGCCGTCCGCTGCTCAGCTGCCGTCTCCTCCGGCAAAACCTCCGCCAGCAAAGCCGCCGCCGACCGCCGTCCGCCTCCCTGTTTCAAATTTGAAATCTGTGATCTTTGATCCGCCGAAGGCGCCGGCACCACCGGCGGCAGATCCTCATCCGCCTGCGGCAAAGCAGGCTCGAGCCCCTGCTCCATCGCGGCATCCGCCTGGGCGATCAGCGGGTCCGGAGCAATCTGCATCGGCGCAGGCGGCAACTGTTGCACCTCCGGCGCGATGTCCACCACCGAAGGCTCCACCGGCCCCTGCGGCCACTGCTCCTGGGCAGCCAGGCTCAGCTGCCGCCGATCCTCTTCCTCCGGATCAAACGGCACGGCCAGAGCCGCATCGAGGAGTGCGCTGGCGGAGCGGCTACTCACGGATCGAGTCCGAATTGATTGACCAAGATTTGCTGCGCCTGCGCCTTTGAGAGCTGACCCGCCCGCGCCGCCGCGATCACATCATCCTCCGTGCGAAACGCCGGAGCTGCTTGGGCCGCTGGAGCCGCCGCAGGCATCGCCGGATTCACATTGACCGGCACGACCGCATTTCCCGCCGGCGCCGACGCAGGCTGCACCCCTTGAAACGCCGCCGAGTTCGTCATATCTGCCGCCGCGGGATCGGCCCCGCTCACGCCGGTGGGATTCATATACGCAGCATAAGGGTCCTGGCTACCCGAAGTCCCCGCCATGACCGGTTGTCCTTGGGCATTGGTCATGGTCATGACGAGACCCGTCGTCGGGTTCGCTCGCACCATCCGCCCCTGGTCATCGGTCCGGAGCTGCCAATCGCTGAGAGCCTTCTTGCGGTAAGCCTCATACTCCCGCTCGAACTTATCCAGTTCCGCGCCCTCGATCGACTGTCCGGGCTGATAGCCCATGACCTGCCGCCCGAACTCGATGTCCGACATGATCCGTGGTTCCGCCATGATGTTAGTCCTTTAGTCTCTTAGTCTTTTAGTTACTCAGAACGTCTTGCTGCGCACCGAAGCCTGTTCCCCCCCGCCGGCTCCGCCGCTGCCGCCACCCCGCCCGCCGAAGGCTGTCGCCTGTTGGTTGAGGTATTCCGCCCGGCCGAGCTGCTGACCGAACTGCCCGCCCATGAAATTCATCATGGCCAGCTGTTCCTGTTGGTTGCCCTTCTTGTAGCGGTCGAGCAAATCACCCGCGCCCTCGCCAAAGATCGTCGGCCCGTGCATCTCGAGCACGTCGCCGAACGCCTTGGTCTGCGCCTTCTGCGTCTGCAGTCCGATATAGGCCCCCGCCAGATCCTGCACACCCTGCATTAGCGCCTGCTGTTGCTGCTGCTGTTGAGCTTGCTGGTTCTTCTGATTCTGCATTTCGATCTGATAAAATTCTGCTGGATTCATTGTCGTATTCTTTCTGAGTTAAGCCGCCACGGCCTTGGTTTGGTTGGTAAGTTCTTCGGCCAAGGCCGCGCCGATCACGCCTGGCTTGATCGCCAGCCGCCGCTTGCCCTGGTAGTCCACCTCAGTCACCGCCTCCGGAAGCACCTTCTGAACATCCTGCGCCATCACGCCGCGCCGCTTCTTCTTCTCGCCCTTGTAGCGGTATTCGTAGGCGGGGATCTTGAGCACGCTGGTCAGCGTGCCGAGCGGTTTGATGTCGGTCTTTTCCCGTTCGTCGGAAAGCCCGCCGCCGAGTCCACCGACAAGTCCGCCGCCAATCGCGCCGACCGCCGTGCCGATGCCCGGCACCACAGATCCGAGCACCGCGCCCGTCGCGGCACCCGACAGCGCACCCGCGCCAGCGCCCATCATATTCATCCCTCCGCCGCTAAACTGCCCACCCGAATACATCGGGCTCAGCCCCTGCGCCCCGCTGACCATGGCCATAGAATTCTGCGTCAGGTTCGCATACGGCGAGCCCATGCCCATTGCAAGAATAGCAGGGTTGGTTCCCATGCTGAAATTGTAAGCGTCACGGCCGAGCCCCATGCGCCGCATGCGCTCCTGCTCGGCCAGCTGGGCCGACGTGCCAAGGATGCCCAAGTCTTGAGCCCGCCGCTGCTGGACAAACCGGTCGCGGTTAAGCAACTCGGCGCCGAGGCCGGCATTGCCCGTTGCCATGCCGCGGGCGGCCATACCGGCGCGGGCCTGTTGCGTGGCATCCCGAGTGTCCTGAGCCGAGAGCATGCCGGCCCGCTCGCCGACTGCACCCTGCAGCTGCTCCTGGAAGCGCGTGTATTCCGGCGCCGCCGACTGCGCGGCGTCGAGCTGGCCAAGAAGGTCAGTGCGCCGGCGCATCTCGTCGGGCAGCGCCGCCTCGTAGCTGGCGCGGAGGCGCGGGTCGCCGAGGAGCTTGAGGCCGAAGTCAATGTTCCTGCGGCTCTCCTGGCGCGACGCGTTGCCGGCCGCGACCGACATGGCTGGGAGTTCCTCGCGCTGGATGGCGAGCTGCTGCCGAAGTAGGTCGGATGATTGCTTCGTGTCAAGTGTTGGTGGTGTTGCTGATCCTGATCCCATAGTTACTCCTTTTGTCTTTGTGTTCGTTTCAAAATGTCCACGCACCGACGAGCGCGGATGTGGCCGTCGTTGCGGCGTTGCCAGAGGACGTATTCGTGCGGCTTGGCCGCCGAGCTAAGGAATCTTTCGTGCGCATTGGCCCCGTCGCCGGCCGCCGCCAGCTCGACATACCAGGCATTCGGCTCGCCAGGCGTGATGCTCCGCGAGGCCGCGTCCCAGCGGACCTCCTGGCCCATGACGAAGACATCGTTAAACGACACGACAAACCCGTCCGGCCGGGCAATGTTAGCTGCCAGGGCGAGGCCAAAGTTTTGTCCAGGGAAATACTGGTCATACCATTGGTGCGCTTTTTCCCATGGGGTCATGTTAGCCAAAGACGACAACAGATACCTCTGCACGGTTGGACGCGGTCGTCGTGTTGGCGGTGTAGACCGAAAATGACGCCGTCGTCCGGTTAGTTGTCGCGGTCGATTCCGCGCCCGTGTCCGTATCCAGAAGGCCGGACGAGGCCACGGCAGAATAGTTGGCCGAAGGCAGCGCCGTGGTGAAGGTGACGGTGTAGTCTCCGGTGCCATTGCGCGTTACGCTGGCCACATTGCCCGCCCCGCGGATGCCGCGGGCATAGGTCAGCGTCCCGGTTGTTGTTCCGGTCGCCGCCGTCTGAAAGGTAAAGCTGTTGTCGTCGACCCTAACGATCTCCGCGCTCGCCGTGTTAGCCGCCGTGTGCAGCCCTGTGTCAGTCGCCGAGGAAATCACCAGCTTGTTGCCTGTGGTCAGTCCATGCGCCGCCTTGGTGACCGTTACCGTGGTTGTCGTGCGACTGTAGCTGGCGCCGGTCACGTTGGTCAGCGTGCCATCAAAGTTAACCCAAGCACGGCAGCCAAAGATCGGCGCCGAGCCGGTCTGGGCGCCGCTGAGCTTCGCGGCGGTAATTGACGCGTCGATTACGTTGGCCGTGGTCACGGTGATCGCCGCGGGCAGGGCGCCGGTTGCGATCTTGGACAGCGCAATTGCCGCGCTGGGCGAAACGTCGGCGTTGACAATCGTCTCACCGTCCAAAGCCACGGCCGGCGATTGCGCACTGTTGAGTTTGGCCGGAGTGATGACCTCGCCGGAGACGAAGCCATTTGGGGTGTTGTAGCCCTTGGTGACGGTGAATGTTGCCATAGTGATTAAGCTGCGTTGCGGGTGTCGGTTTGCGGGAGTCCCTCCAGCGCCGCCTCGATCGAGACATTCCGGATCTCGGGGCGTTGGAGGTTGGTCTGAAAGATGAGTTCGGCGGCGTGCGCCTTGCGCCGGATGGGTTGCTTGAGCGTGTAGTCTTCCTCCGTCCCGGTATCGTTGCTTTGCCCAGGCACCAAGGTGACCGTGGCGTCCGGGTTGAAGAGCTTCGCCTGGACCGTGATTGAGCCGGCGTTGGGCAGGACAACATCGCTCAGAGCGCGGGTGAATCGCTTGCTGTGCATGTTGCCCATATTGTAGCGCCGCGTCCTAATCGTCCCGACCACCAGGCCCACATTGCTCCCGCTTGGCTCGTCGTCGGTGCCGTCGTCCTTCTCGTCGAGGAGGAAGAGGCTGCCGGTCCGGCGCACGTTGAAAACACGGCGGACGTCGCCGTAGGTGCCGACGATGAGCGCATCCACGCCAATGCCGTAGGTGTCGCGGCTCTCCCACTGGTCATTGAGGGCCGAGTAGGTGATGACCAGATCATTCGTCTCATCCGGCGAATCGATCGTGGGGACGGCCAGGGTATACCTGTTGTTGTGCCACAGCCCAAAGGCCCGCTGCACCTTGGATTGGTCGATGCGCTCAAACTGGTCGGCGACCGGATCACTCAGCGGCTTGGTGTCGCCCCGCAATTTTAGATCAAGTTGCGTATCGAGGCGATAGACGCCGGCGTCCGAGAGGAAGAAGACGTAGCGCCCGGCCGTGGCGATACTGTTGCGGGCCGAGCAGCCGATCTCGTCAGTGATCAGCTCCAGTTTGGCGACCGCCGTGTCGATAGCAAAGCTGGCGCCGTCCGTGCTGGGAAACTGAGCCAGCGTAGCCAGCCAGATGCTTTTGCGGGCAAAGACCAAGGCACTGCCCTCCACCCAAGGATGCACGGCGACAATGTAGTCGCTGCCCCCGGCGCCGGCGCGGAAGCTCTGCCAGAAGGGATCGTAAACGTCGCCGTCGAGGTAGTCGGAGATGGCGACCTGGTCGCGGCCGTCAGGTATGACGAGGCGGTTGCTGATGTAGGCCGCCCACGCGACGCTGCGCATCCCTTTGTAGGTCGGGCCCGCGGCCGGCACGCCGCCCGCCGCCCGGACGAAGCTGCCCGTGCCGGTCCAGTAGATCGGCGGCTTGACCCGGCGGACCTTGATGTTGGCCACGGCGGCGGCTGCCGTGCCGCTTGGGACGGTGATGGTAAAGCTGTTGGTTGCAATGGTGACAATGTCAAACTCATGGCCGTCAAAGGCGGCGACCGTGCTGCCCTCAATGCGCACCCGCTGGCCGGCGGCGTAGCCGTGGGCGGTGACATTGACCGTTGCTGTGGTCATTGAGATGGCGATGCCGGTTGCGTTGGTTAGCTTTTGGTCAAAGCCCGAAGCGGTCAGTGGGGCTTCCCGCAGGATGTAGAGCCGGTCAAATGCTTGCACCACCGAGACATTGTCGGTCGGCTCAATGATCTCATCGGCAGGATAGCCCACCGTCTCCACCGTGTCTGTCGGCGACGTGTTCCGCCAGAGGTAGGCTTCGCTCGGCCCGGCCATCACGATATACTCGGCGGCGTTCTCGTAATTTTGGGAGGCGAAGACGCCGGCGGCGAAGATCCCGCCGCCATAGGTCGTCTTGACTATTGGACCCTTGTTGGCGAACGCGCTGGCCAAAATAGCGTTGGCTGTCGGTGTGCCGGTCATGGTGTATTGAAAGGTGGTGCCGCTAGGGGAGCTGATGACGAAGTCGCCGTTGTAAAGCGCAGCATCCACGCCGGTCGCTCCACGGATGTTGACTGTGGGCGTGCCGGTGTAGCCGTGGGCGGTGGTTGTGGTGACGGTGGCGAGCGTGCCGCTGCGGGTGATCGTGCTGATCGCCTTATCGGCGGCGAGGTCAAAGGAAAGGGTGAGCGGTTCGTCCGCCGTCGAGATTGTATCGGCCAGCCGCTTTGCCCCCTTGCGGGTCTGCGCCGTGCCCCGCTCCAGGCGCATGTTGACCGAGTCCTGCAGCATGCCCGCCGGCAGGGTCAGCGGATTCAAGCGCGACGCGAAACCAAGGAAACCTTGGTCGCCGTCACGTTGCACTGGAGATTCTAGCGCCATTAGTTCAGTGCTTCTTCCAGTTTGCTCCGAAAACGTATTGCGTCAGCGGGCGAGATGTCCGTCTTACGGCTTGGGCTGACCTGCTGGTGCGTCACAACCATGCTCATCGGGATGCCCCACTTGCGCAGGCGCGGGGCCAGCCACTCGATGGCGCTGGCCATGGCATCGTCGCCGAGTGGGTAGTCGTAGGTGTTGCCTTCCCAGGCCACGCCGAGGGACCAGCTATTGAGGTCAGGGCGCCCCATCCAGTTGCTACGGCCGGCGTGCCAGGCGCGTTCGGTGTCGTTGGCGAACACGGTGCGGCGGCCGTCTCGGGCGATGAGAACGTGGTAGGACACTTTAGATGCCGGGTTGGCGATCCACTCGCAGCCCCCGCGATAGCTGCCGTCGCTGTGATGCAAGACTACCGCCTCCGGCCGGATCGCGTTGCTGCCCTTGTTCGGCGTGTGGACCCTTCGCTCGTCGTAGGTGGTCTTGGGCGGCTCGACGGTGAAGCTCGGACTGGATACGGAGACAGAGTTCGGCGAGGCCGGCGCTAGGGAAGCGTCGGACTTTTTGCCAAATAGATTCAGTAGCCAGCTCCACATTGCTTACTTAGCGAGTCCCTTGGTACTCGGAGTCACGGTCACGGTGGCTTGTTGCTTTAGAAAATCGTAACCCACCGTCACGCAGCCGGGGAGCAGCAGGTAGGCGCCGAACACAACAATGGCCGCGCACCATTTAATCATCGGGCGTCTTTAGCGGTGATCAAGCCCCAGCCCGCGAGGAGCGAAGCGGTGATCAAGCCCAAGTCGGGCAGTGAGCCGGTGGTGAGAAATTCGCGGCCCGCAGACGAAAGGCTGGCGATGATAGTTAATGCTCCAAGGAGCGTTGTTTTCCAGTTGTTCATAGTTTGTTCTCCTTCTGTTTTTTTCTCAGGTCGTGGTAGACCGAAATTAGCGTGATCAGACCGACCGCGAGGCCAACGCAAAGACCGGCCACGCGCAGGTAAAGCTCAAGGTGGCTGACCATGCTGACCGCCGTGCTGCCAAGGGACGCAATGGTCCCAAGCGCACCACGTTCAACAGTCGAAAGATGCTGATGCAAGAAACTCACGGCACCCCCTCCGGTTCCGGCGTCAGCGCAGCCAGTTCCTCCGCGCTCAACTGCTCCACGCCCTCAATGCCGCCAGCATCAAAGGCAGCGGCGAGGTCGGCTTGCCACAGGCAAGTGAATGCCACGCGGCCATCTGTAAGAACTTGCCCCGTGATCGTGCCGTCTGTCAGCGAGGCCGCACGGATGCGCGTCTTGTCGCTGTCATCCCAATGACCACCAATGGTCACGATGCTGCGGGGCCCATCTGGTAGTGCTTCGCCGTATTGGGCGAGCAGTGCAGGGAACAGCGTTGCTACGGAGGCGGGGGCAACGGCGATGGTGCGTTGGGTTAGTTCGTAGCTCATGGTCATGGGAGGCCGAGGCCAGTGCCGAGGGTTGTTTTGTAAAGAGTGTAAAAGTCTGCCATCTGACCATCTGTATATTGAGCGTCTGCCATCCAACAAAAACTGGCTTTGGTTATACCGAGATCATTTTGCTGACGATTCATTAGTCGTGCGGTGTTTTCCGTTGATGTTAGCGTTCTGCTTCCAGTTGTTGAAAGCGCACCGTCGCGGAAAGCGCGGACGGCAACGGCCCCAGAATTTCCATTGCTGGTTAGGGCAAACATATTGCGGCTACCGCTAAATGGTTGAGACGTAATGATAGCAACGCCAGCATCAGAGGTGCAATCCAATCCACCAATGCCTATTGCCAGTTCTAATTTCTTCCACGTCATAGGCACTCTTGTGTCAGACGATGTTTCGGTGCTTTGATAGACTAAACCAAACGTGATGCCAGCGGTTTGAGGAGGGGCGTCTAAAGTGATTACAGTAGCGGTTCCGCCATTGATGCCGCTACCGTCTGCCGCCCAAGTCGGTCCACCAACCAGCGTTCCATTAAAAGTCCCCAGCCCTCCCAGCGAAAACGCCGTGGTTCCCGTGCCATAGTTCTGCGAAGACCGCAACGGCCAACAGACCATGCTTGACCACAAGCCCAAGTCATTGACCCCCTTGGCAAAATCCCTGATCTGCTGGCGAGGTGTGGCCGAGGTGATGTTGCAAGTGTTCAGATAACCCTGCACATCAAGTTCCCATTTGTTTGGCGAAATGGTCATGGCTTAAATGCTTTCTATTGCTGCCCACGCCGCGAGCAGGCCATCCCGCAATTCGGTTGGCAGGGCTTCGCTGGAGAATACAACGCTGCGTGATCCGGCTTCGGCGTGGGCCGTGACGGCTGCGGAGAGCTTTGCGCGGGTACTGGTGGCGACCTGTGACTCGATGCCTTCGGCGTCCACGCTTGTCTCGTATTCAGAGTGTGTGCCGTCTGGTTCCAAGAACACTTGGCCGACAGACTCGCCTTCGACGAGTTGCGCTTGGAGCCATGCGAGAAGGGCCTGCGCGGTGAGGGCCAGTGGGCCGTCCAAGGGGATGGCGGTGGTGGTGGCGTAGGCCCCCGACTGCGAGTAGCGGGTTAGGTTGTTGTTGGAGAGTAAGAGTTTCATAATCAGTCGTGGTAT